AAGCCTGCTGTACAAGAAAATGATGTTATTAAAAATTTAAATTCTTATTTAGAGTTATCTGATAAAGAATTAGTAATAGCAGATATGCGTGCAGCTAAATACGATAATGAAACTATTGAAGACACAATAGATAGATTAGACACAGCTGGTCTTTTAAAGCGTGAAGCTACTATGGTAAGAAGTCAACTTACTAAGCACATACACAGCGAGAAAGACAGAATTCGTCAAGAAGAAAAACAAGCTGAACAACAAAAAACTGAAGGTGCTACAAAGTCAAGAAAAGAACTACAAAGCTTTATTAAAGATAAAGAAGAGTTCTTTGGAGGCAAAGTATCTCAGAAAGATAAGAAACAACTATACAATTATATAACTAAAGGGAATTTCGCCCAAGAAGTATTTGAATCTCATGCCAATGTTGCGGAGGCTGCCTTCTTATGGAGAAACAAAGAAAAGATTTTTAAAATGGTTCGAACGCAAGGCGTAGAGCAAGGAAAATCTAGAATTCTGGATGGTATAACATCACCATCAAAAGGAAATCGTTCATCAAAGAGTTTTGAAGCTCCGAAGAAAGGTTTTGACCCAAATAAGTTTTTAACGTAGAAGTGTTTATAAAACGATTAATAAATTTTAAAAATTAAAACAAAATGAAGGTTTATAATGCAAAATATGACCCTGCGTATAACACGGCTGACAATTCACTCGTGCAAAATATGCTAAAGTACCCTGAGATTGCGAAGAAAATCATTGAATTGTACCCTCGCTACTCTATGACGTACTTACTAGAACGCCTAGGATTTGGTGCTTCTGAAAAAGTAATTGGTGGAAGCTCTTTTGAGTGGAAAATCATGCAACGTTACAAAGCTCCCGCTGTATTAGAGGCTGCTTTAAGTGCAGATAAAGCTGTAGGTGCGAATTCTACTCTTTCTATCCGTTCAACTGTAGCAAATGACGAATACTGTATGTTAGCTGTAAATGATGTAGTTCGTTTCGAATGTGGAGCTACAGCTCTTGTAACATCAGTTGGTTCTATTGTAGACACTGGAAATACAGATGTAGTTGTTAAGCACATTGATGCTTTTGATTTTTCAGCAACTAATGCTGCTGCTGCACAAGTTGTTGCTGTAATTGGTTCTGCTTACGGACAAGGTTCTTTAGGTGACGAAGTAGGTGAAGGATATGCTTATCCAGAAACTCACCGTAATCATTTAACTCTTTCGAGAAGAAAAGTTAAAATTAACGGTATTGACTTACACGATGTAACGTGGGTTGAGCACAATGGACACCGTCTTTGGTACTTTACTAAAGAACAACAAATGACTGACCAATTCATGTACGAACTTGAATTGAACAGATGGTTTGGTAAAAAATCTATTGCTGCAGGCGATATAGGATTCCCTGGTGATTCAGGTTTAGCTGCTTCTGGTCTTCCAATTATGGGTGACGGAATCTTAGCACAAATTGCTTCTGCAAATCAATTAACTACTGCTGGTATTGGTATCACTGAAGGTGAATTGTTAAAATTCATTGGTCACTTATCTTTAAACTCTTTAAGAGCTACAGGTAACGAATACGTTGTGTTTACAGGAATGCAAGGTATGATTCAATTCCAACAAGCTATGACTGCTCACTTAGCAACAATGGGTGCTGCATCAGGTTTGATTGCATCTAAGTCTGGTGAAGGTGTAGCTGTAGGTAGTAACTTTACTTCTTACTCTGCTTTAGGTAACAACATCAAATTGGTACACAATCCATGTTTTGATGACCCTAATGTAGCATCTATGACTTCTGGTATTTCTGCTTCAGGATTTAATACTGCTCAGTTATCAGGTTTAATGGTATTTATGGATATGTCAGTACAAGATGGTGTAGCTAACGTTGAGCTTATCGCTAAAGGTGCTGAAGGTTACAACAGAAACTACGTTAAGAAATATGTTCCTGGTATGATTAACCCTAACGACCCATCTTCTTTGATGGCTGCTAACGGTAATGATACATTTGAATGTCATATCTTATCTGAGTCTGGTGTTATTATTCGTAACCCTCAATCTTGTGGTGTAATTTTACCTGCAGGTGTAACAATTTAATTTTAATAAAACTTTTAAAAAATAGAAAAAATGGCTGAAGAAAAATACCTTAAGCAATACGAAAAATCCGCAGGTGGTAATTATTTACTACGTACACGCGGTACATTATTAAACTGCATTACAACTACTGCAGCTAAAACTCTAACTCAAGAAGAATCTGGAAGCTATGTGTTTTTAGATGGGAGTAGTGCTCATGATGTAACATTACCTGCAGTTGCTGTAGCTGGTCAATACTTTAAATTTATATGTACTGATTCAACTGCTGTAGTAAACATTGTTCAAGCAGGTTCTGCTGAAGACTTTGTAGGTATGTTAACTGATGGTGTATCTACTTTTGATTCTGCTGTAGCAGGAGATACAAAAGTAATTTTTGCAACTGATGCTTTACCAGGTGATTACATTGAATGTACATCTAATGGTACTAATTGGTTTGTTAATGGCGAATGTATTACTGCTGATGCAATTCTTTTTGGATAGTATTTAGTAATTATAAAAATATTCACCCCTTCTTCGGAGGGGGTGTTTTTTAACTTAACAATAAAAAAAAGCAAGATGGAGATTACAAAAAACCTTATTCATTACAAGCACAAGAAATACAAAAAAATAAGCAATTTTAACTTTGGTAGTGCTTACAAAGATAAAACAGGAAGATTGCATAATTTAAAAGACGTAAATGGTTTAGACAATCAATTTGTCACTAGTAGTGCGTCTTTTATTTTAAATAGAAGTATAGAAGGAGATTGCATAACTGATGATTGGTTAAAAAACCATCCTTCTATTATAGCTACTTGGAGTCGTGTAGACATACAACAAAAAGAAGAGTTAGATACAAAAGAAACTTTAACTTCTGCACAAGCTATTATTGAAGCTGCTAAAATGTCTGATGCTGATGTTAAAACATTTGCGCAACTTAGTCGTTTTAATATAAACGCAAACGTAGATGTATTAAGAGCTAAAGCTATTAAAGTAGCGCAAGAAAACCACGAAAAATTTATGTCAATACACTTTGACCCTGAGAAAAATTTACGTGTATTTATACTTGACGCACTTAAAGCTAAAAAATTAAAATACAAGAATGAAACGTTTTATTACGGTAAAGAAGCTGTAGGAACTAACGAAGAACAGGTGTTAGTTTGGTTAAAAGATAACAAAGATATTTTAGCTATCTTGAAGCATGAAATAAGAGGCGAAGAAAAGCCTGTGAAAAAACTTGTAAAGAAGTAAATAAATGACTGTAGATAACGCCGTAGCTCGAATACGAAATATTATTGAAAGCGAAACAACTGCATACTTAAGTAATGATGAGTTAAAAGAATTCATTAAGATGGGTGTAGATGAGTTTATTCAGCAATATTATATGGCGTTTGAAACTACACAAGACGCAAGAGATAAGTTATCTGATTTAGTTATAAGTAAAGACCAAGCATTACAAGATAGTGCTTCTGTTTTATTAAGTGCATTAGATGGAAACGACACTTATGGTAGATTTTTATCTGCATATGTAAAGGCTACACCTAGCGTAAACTTAAAAGTTATACAAATTAGCGATATAAGTTCTTATTTAAATGACCCTTTTAATAAAGCTGATTCTAGTAATCCAGTTATATATTTTCAGGATAAAAAAATAAATACTTTAGGCTTATCTTCTTCAACGGTGTGTGTGGTAACATATTTGCAGTACACTACTGATTTATTAAAATTAAATGTTTCTACACACGAAGAGGTGTGTCAGATTTCATCTCGTAAGGTATTGGCGACATTGGGAGACCCAAGATACCAGCTGATTCAGGCAGAAGTTACTGAACGACGAGTATAACGATGCTTTTTGCTCCCTGCTTTCTAGAAAGGGTAGAGTAGGGTAACCTATTTTACCCTTTCTTATTAATAAAAAATACTATGGCAACATTAAACGAAATAGCTTACAACATTAAAAACATTATTTCAGGTGGTGTAGCTTCTGATGATTCTGATATTTCTACAAGACAAATTAAATTTATGATACATAATCATAGAGCTAATTTGCTTATGCAGTATACAGATAATGGTAAAAAAACATCAAATGCTTGTTTTCAAATGGATACAATACTTCCTTTGCCTAGTGGAGCGCCTTTAAAAGACGTATTAGGCTTTAACGACAACAGAGCTATAAGAAGTATTGCTTTAAAGGAAGATAGCGCAGTAGACTCAGAATATTCAGTTTTACCTATTGTACAGCATCATGATAGAATGTTCGTGAATCAGTCAAGATTTGTATTTAAATCTAATAGTAGAATAGCAACTTTGTCAGATAGAAAAGTATTTGTGTGGGAAGGTGACTCTGTAGTTACAAGTGGAACACTAGAAATAAACGCTGTTTTTGCTAATCCAACTTTAGTTAGCTCGTACCAAGGTGATGACACAACATCATACCCTATACCAGAAGAACTTATATCGGTTTTAGTAAAACAAATTTTATCACAGGAATTTAATGTATTGATGAGTGTACCATCGAATGGTCCAAACAATCAATCAGACGAAAAAAATGCTATAGCTAAACCTGCTAAGAATGAAAACCAGGCATAAACAAAGCAATCAAACTTATAAAAAATACAAGGATAAGTATGTGTCTTTAAAAGATATATATAATTCTATAAAAGATAGTTTGAGAATAGAAGGACAGCGTGGTGAAAGACCGATGTCATATTCTGAGTATTATTCGATATTAGAGCCTTTCTTAGACGAAACGATTAATGTTATAGCCAAAGAACAAGAGGTCTTTAAACTGCCTTTAAAATTAGGCTCAGTGTATATAAAGAAACTACCACATACTAGACCGTTTCATGTTAGGTTAGATGTAGAGGCAAGCAAAGAAAAAAAAGAAGTTGTATTGTATAAAGTGCCTATATTAGACGAAGAGTATACTAAAGTTATGTGGGATAGACCTTATAAATATAATAATTACAAAATATTACCTTTACGTAGATTTAAAGATATTATAAAAAAATAACCATGAAAGGAAATCCTAAAATAAGTGTCAAACAAATTGTAGCTGCTGTAATACGTAATTTAGGTATCCAAGATGCTGCAAGAGAATTTCACAATTTTGTAGAGTGGGCTTTTGAAGCTGAAAAGAAAATAGGTTCATATACAACATTCGATAAGAAAATAGCATCATTAATTGTTGTAGGTAAAAAAGTTTTATTACCTAACGACTTTTTAAACATGATAGACATTAGAAATCCGTTAGATTTATATGAGTCAACATATGATTACAATACAAACATGTATGTATCGGGTGGTTTTCTAAACATAGATGT